TGTACAATTGGACCCGTTAATGATAGAGCTTAATTATGTCAGGAATTAGTTACAATACATTAGTTACACAAATTAAAAATTACACAGAAGTAGATTCTAACGTTTTTACAACAGATCAATTAGAAAATTTTATTCTAAATGCTCAACAAAGAATCATGTTAGATTTACCTATGGATTCTGACAGATTCGTGGACCAAGGTACAATGGCAGCCGATGTAAATAACATCAGAGTTCCAGCAGGATCTTTATTTGTTAGAGGTGTAGAAGTATTTAATGCTGCAAATTCTACTGAAGCAGGTACATGGTTAGAAAGACGTGATCAAACATTTTTAAGTGAATATGTAGGAAGATTAACAGGTCCAGAAGGATCAACTACATCAGGTGCAGATGTTACAGGTAAACCTAAATATTACTCTATGTTTGGTGGAGCAACAGGATTATCAGATACTACTTCAGGATCTATCTATTTAGCACCAACACCAGACGTTAATTACATATTTAGAATATATTATAATAAAATGCCAGCTACTTTAGAATCGGGTAATCAAACTAATTATATTAGTTTATATTTCCCTCAAGGTCTGTTATATGCTTGTTTAGTAGAGGCATATGGATTTTTAAAAGGTCCAACAGATATGTTGACATTATACGACGGAAAGTATAAACAAGAACTACAAAAGTTTGCAGCGATGCAAATTGGAAGAAGAAGAAGAGACGATTACACGGATGGAACATTAAGAATACCAATCGAGTCACCGCCTCAATAATTAGGAGAAAAATATTATGGCAATAACATCAGCAATATGTAACAGTTTTAAAGCAGAAGTTTTACAAGCTTTACACAATTTTACGGCATCATCTGGAAACAGTTTTAAACTAGCTTTATACACAAGTTCAGCTACTTTAAATAAATCAACAACAGCTTATAGTACATCAAACGAAATTTCTAACACATCAGGATCTGCTTATACAGCTGGTGGAAAAGCACTTACAAGTGTAACGCCTGTTTTATCTACAGATACAGCAGTTTGTGATTTTGCAGATGCATCTTTTACGTCTGCTTCTTTTACAGCTAATGGTTGTTTAATTTATAATGATACAAACGCGGATAGAGCAGTTTGTGCAATTGCTTTTGGTTCAGACAAAACTGTAACAAGTGGAACTTTTACAATTCAATTTCCAACAGCTGACGCATCTAACGCAATTATCAGGATAGCATAAGGAGGTAAGTCCTTATGTCCGTAACCCGAACATTCACAGTAACAGTAGTAAGCACTGGTTCCGGCAATAAATATTTTATTGATGGCGTTCAAACACCTACTTTAGAATTAGTTGAAGGTGCAACTTTTAAATTTGATCAATCAGATTCTACAAATGGAAATCATCCATTAAGATTTGCAACAGCTGCAGATGCTTCAGGTGGAACACAATACACAACTAACGTAACTACAAACGGAACTCCGGGATCATCTGGAGCTTATACACAAATTGAAGTAGCTTCTGGTGCACCAACACTTTATTATTATTGTACAAATCACTCAGGCATGGGTGGTCAAGCAAATACTCCTAATTCTGATTTTTGGGGAGCAGGAAATTGGAGTGCAAATCTTTGGGGAATTGAAGAAGCATTTGTTTTAGGTTGGGGTGCACAAGCATGGGATGATGGTGAATGGGGAGAACTTAATGATGTAGTTTTTACATTAACTGGAGTTTCTTCTACTTCAGCAATAGGTTCACCTACAATTACTACAGAAATAAATACAGGTTGGGGACAAGATGGTTGGGGTGTTGAGAACTGGGGTGCTTCTGGAATAACAATTGAATTAACTGGTGTGCAAGCAACTACAGGCATTGGAGAAGATGTTAGTTGGGGTAAACAAACTTGGGGATCTACAACAACTGGTTGGGGTGGTGAATATTATTTAAATGTTGCAAGTGTAATGGGACTAACAGGATTAAGTTCTACGTCATCAGTTGGAGCACCAACAGCAATATCTGATTTAGTATTAACACCAGATGGTCAAAGTGCAACGTCAACAGTTGGATCAGTAACTATAGACTTTAGTATAAATGTAGCGTTAACTGGTCTATCAACAACATCAACTGTAGGTACATTAGCTCCTGCAGATGTTATGGGATTAACAGGAATTTCTGCAACTTCTGCAGTTGGTTCAATATCAATTGCTTCAAATCCTGTTGTAGATGTAACAGGACTTTCTATGACTTCTTCTGTAGGAACAATAACTCCAGCGGATGTTATGGGATTAACGGGAGTTTCTGCTACCTCAACAACAGGTGCTTTAGTTCCAGCAGATGTTATGGGATTGACAGGAGTTTCTGCAACTGCTAGTGTATCACCAATTGGAGTAGCACCATTAGGTTATGAAACAATAACAGCTACACAAACAGCTAATTATACGGCTGTTAATGCAGATAACTAATTTAATATGTTATTGACATTAAGTATAAAAACAAATAAAAAAAGATACTAATTAGGAGAACAAAATTATGGCATCAACTTATACGGCTCTCGGTGTAGAACTAATGGCAACTGGTGAAAACGCCGGTACATGGGGAACAAAAACTAACACCAACTTAAATATAATCGAACAAATTTCCGGTGGATATTCTGCACAATCTATAGCAGGTGGAGCACAAACTACAGCTCTTACAGTTTCTGATGGATCAGCTGGAGCAGTTATGTCTCACAGAATGATTGAACTTACAGGTTCAATTACTGGAAATCAAATTGTAACAATTCCTTTAGATGCACAAACATTTTATTTTTTAAGAAACTCAACATCAGGTGCTTACACAGTACAATTTAAATATGCTTCTGGATCAGGAGATACATTTACTTTTTCAGCAACTGAAAAAAGTGACGCTATTTTATTTGCAACTGCAAATGATGGCACTAACCCGGACATCTATCAAATAGGTGTAGGAGATGTAACTCTTACTGGAACACAAACTTTAACAAACAAAACTTTAACTTCTCCTAAAATTGGAACTGCAATTTTAGATACAAGTGGAAATGAATTAATTAATCTTACTGCAACAGGATCAGCTGTTAATGAAATTACATTAGCTAACGCTGCTTCAGGCAATGCACCTACTATTACTGCTTCTGGTGAAACTAACGTAAGTCTTAACCTTGTTCCAAAAGGAACAGGTACTTTACAAGGTGGCGGTTCAGCTTTAAAAATTGCTGGTAAAGAAACTATATGGATACCAGCAGTTGCTATGTATCCAAACACTACAAGCGGTTGTTCTACACTTGCACAAACAGAATTATCAAATGGACCAGAAATTAAAACTTTAGATTTTGACAAAGATTCAGACGAATTTGCACAGTTTGCTGTTGCTTTTCCTAAATCATGGAATGAAAGCACAGTAACTTTTCAAGCATTTTTTACAGCAAACACAACAAACACTGGAACTACATCATTTGTTTTACAGGCTGTTGCATTAGCTGACAATGGAGATTTAAATACTGCATTCGGAACAGCAGTAGGACCATCAGCAAAAGCTATGAGTGGTACAGCAAACGATTTAGCAGTAACAGCAGAAAGTGGAGCAGTAACAATAGCAGGCTCACCTAGTACAGATGAGTATGTATTTTTCCAAATATCTAGAGATGTATCTGGAGATAATTTAACAGCTGATGCAAAACTGTTAGGTATTAAATTATTTTTTACTACTGATGCTGCTAACGACGCATAATAGGAGCACACTATGAAGACAGACAAATTAAATATACCTTTAATAGGACAGGGTTCTAAACAAGAAAAAAGAACATTAATTAGAGCACAAAAATCTTTTGGTTATCAAGTATTAGGTTTTGGTGGAGGAAGCACTGTTGCACCAGTTGATTGTAGTTATTTAGTTTGCGCTGGTGGTGGCGGCGGAAATGATTCAGGCCAAGGCGGCGGAGGAGGAGCTGGCGGAGTTCGAATATCTTTTGATACACCATTAGATGCAGATTCAAAAATAACGTTAGAAGGTGGATCACACAGTATAACAGTCGGCGCTGGCGGAGCAAGGGATTCTCAAGGTGGCAATTCAGTTTTTTCAACAATCACTGCAACTGGCGGTGGATCAGGTGGAGGTATGGGAAATTGTTCGCCTCTTAGTCCTCCCGCACCAAGTGCTGCGGCACAACCTGGTGGATCAGGAGGTGGAGCTAGATATGGTCTTAGTTGTATTTCATGCGGTCCTGCAATTGCTAAAGGTAACACACCACCTACAAGTCCTCCACAAGGAACTAATGGTGGCGGTTCTCAACCTGGACCACCTCACGCAAATGATGGACCCGCAGGTGGAGGAGGTGCTTCTCAAGCAGGGCCTCCTGGAATAAATGTTGAAAACAGAGCAGGTGGAAGTGGAGTTACAACTTGTATTACAGGATCACCTATAGCTCTTGGCGGAGGTGGTGGAGCCGGAGGAGCAACAAATAATTTTCAATCTGGAAAAGGTTTAAATTTTGGTGGAGCAAGAGGAGCTTCAAATCAAACCGCTGCACAACCTGCAGCTGCAAATAGAGGAGGCGGCGGAGGTGGAAATAACGATGCAGCTACTTGTTCTTCCGTACCTGGAGGTTCAGGACTTGTGGTTGTTAGAGTTCCCGGAACAACAAATATATCAGTTTCTCCTGGAACTAATTCTGTTTCAGCATGTGTGGGACCGACAAACGATAAGGTTGCAACTTTTACAGTATCTGGTACATTGACTATTGCATAAGCAATATAGTTAATGTTATTTGAAAGTATAAAGAAAAACAAAATTTTAATTTACGATAATCTTCTTAATAATGAAGAAATACAATCTATTAAAAAAAATATTTTTGATTCTAATTTTCCTTGGTACCTTATTCAAACTAAAGACAAAGAAGATAAATTTTATTCAGTGGATTTAAAAACATATAAAAAAGTTTTAAAAATTAAAAATGTACGAGAGTATGCTAAATTTGTTCATACTTTTTTACACGGTAAAGAAATATCTAATAAATTTGTTATACCTGAAATTATTATAAAAAGAATTGTAGATTTTTTTAAAATAAAAAATATTAAAGTTTTAAGAGTTAAAACAAATTTACAAACTAGTAACGTTTTAATAAATAAAAATCATCACTCATCACCCCATGTAGATCACGATACAAAACATATGGTTGGAATTTATTATGTAAATAATTGTGATGGAGACACTAGAATTTTTAAAAAAAATAAATTATTTAAATTAATAAAACCTAAAGCTGGCCGTATGGTTTTGTTTAATGGAGCGTTAAAACATTCTGCTGGTTTTCCTGTAAAATCACAGGTTAGATGTGTAATTAATTTTAATTTTAAAATGTAAAATGTTTGAAATAATTTTTTCATCTTACCTATATACAGAAAAATATAATTTTAATTTATTAAAATGTGAAAAACATATATTACAAACTATGAAAGAAAATAAAAAAGGTCGTGTAGTAAGTAATCACGGTGGCTGGCAAAGTCCTGATTTTGTTAAAGTTAATTCTTTTAATAAAAATATATTTAAAAAAATAAACGAATCTGTTAATAAAATTCAAAAACAGTTACCATTAAAGTATAATTTAAAATTACAAAATTACTGGTATAACGTAAATAAATTTGGTAGTTGTAATAAATTACATCATCATGCTGAATTTAGTAATACTCTTGTATCGGGTGTGTTTTATATTACAACTCCTAATAAATGCGGTAATATTGTTTTTGTAAATAATGATCAATTGAACGTGCCATTATACGAAAGTAAAGTGCATAAACATAATTGTTTTACTACTAGTAGACACACAATAACTGCTTCAAAAAATATATGTGCTTTATTTCCTGCTCATTTAAATCATTTTGTAGAACCTAATTTAAATAAAAATAAACATAGAATAAGTATTAGTTTTAATTATGGAATTTGACTATTTAAATAAAAATGGTATATAAAATATATATATATAAAGAAATATGAATTTAGAACATTATTATTGGTATTTTAAAGAAGCTGTTCCTGCTAGAATTTGTGACGATATAGTTAAGTATGGAAAATCAATAAAAGATCAAATGGCTCTTACTGGTGGTTTTGAAAAAAATAAAAGTTTAAATAAAAAACAAGTTAAAGATTTAAAATCTAAAAGAGATTCAGACATTGCTTGGATAACAGATCCTTGGGTTTATAAAGAAATTAGACCTTATATTCGTAGTGCAAATAAAAGTGCTGGCTGGAATTTTGAGTGGGATTTTTCTGAATCATGTCAGTTTACGAAATATGAAAAAGGACAATATTATGATTGGCATTGTGATAGTTGGAATGCACCTTATCAAAGCAATAATGAAAATACAAATGGCAAAATTAGAAAACTTTCTGTAACTGTATCTCTTTCTGATCCTAAAGACTACAAAGGCGGCGAACTAGAATTTGATTTTAGAAACAAAGATCCAGATAAAAAACCTAGCATTCAAAAGTGTACAGAAATTTTACCAAAAGGTTCTCTCGTTGTATTTCCTTCTTTTGTTTGGCATAGAGTTTGTCCTGTTAAAAAAGGTTCAAGATATAGTTTAGTAATATGGAATTTAGGGTATCCTTTTAAATGACTTTTCCATCAATTTTACATTTAGAAAATTATTTTCAGTGCCCTATTTGGTATGCAGATTGTCCTAGTTTTGTTTCTAAACTAAATAAATATTCTAATTCATATATTAAAGAATCAAAAAAAAAGAAAAAAAATAACATTGGTGAAGTATTTCATTCAACAACTTTACTTGGTGATAATAATTTTGTTAATTTTCAATCTTATGTTTTAAAAACGTGTACTAATTTATTAGATGAAATGGGTTTTGATTTAACTAATTATCAATTATTTTTAAATGAATTTTGGGTACAAGAATTTTCAAAAAAAGGTGGTGGACATCATACTTTACACACACATTGGAACGGACATATGTCAGGTTTTTATTTTTTAAAAGCCAGTGAAAAAACATCAATTCCAGTTTTTGAAGATCCAAGACCAGGTAATTTAATGAATCTTTTACCATTAAAAGATCCATCAAAAGTAACACACGCTAATTCACAAATAGTGTATAAAGTTAAACCAGGAAGAATGATATTTTTTCCGTCTTACTTGCCTCATCAATTTACTGTTGATTCGAGTAAAGAACCATTTAGATTTATACATTGGAACTGTCAAGCAATACCAAAAGGAGTAATAAATGTCTTTCAAAAAAAATAAATATATTGTTATAAAAAAAGCTGTACCTATAGAACTAACAAGTTTCATCTATGATTACTTTTTATTAAAAAGAAAAGTAGCACGCACTCTATTTGAAACAAGGTTTGTATCTCCTTTTACAGATTATTTTGGAGTATGGAATGATGAACAAGTTCCTAATACCTATTCTCATTATGGTGATATAGCCATGGAGACTTTATTACAAAATTTAAAACCTCTTATGGAAAAAGAAACAAAACTAAAACTATCTCCTACATATTCTTACTCTAGAATTTATAAAAATGGAGATGTGTTAGCTAGGCATAAAGATAGATTTAGTTGTGAGGTATCAACTACTTTAAATTTAGGTGGAGATCCTTGGCCGATATACTTAGATCCAACAGGTAAGTTTGGTCAAGCAGGTATAAAAATTGATCTTAAACCTGGAGATATGTTGGTATATTCCGGTTGTGAATTAGAACATTGGAGAGAAGAATTTAAAGGGCAAAATTGTGGTCAAGTGTTTTTACATTACAATAAAAAAGGTAGTAAAATAGCTAAAGAAAATGAGTTTGATAAAAGACTTTTTATTGGGTTGCCATCCTTTTATAAAGGGTTTAAATTACCTAAAAAATAATATATAATAATAGCTATGGCGAATTTTGCAGAAATAAAAGAACAAACTGATCCTACAGGAATTACTACAGACACTCAATGGATTGTCCAAAGAGTTGTGGTAGTTGGCGATGATGTTGTTTCTTCAGATATGGCACCTGATGGTGAACAATGGTGTCAAAACTTTTTTGGTGGCGGAGTATGGAAACAAACTTCTTACAACTCTAATTTTAGAGTTCATTTTGCTGGAGTTAATTATGTTTTTAGTTTTGATAAAAACGCTTTTATTAAACCACAACCATTTGCTTCATGGACTTTAGAAAATACTAACCTTATATGGCAACCACCAATAGCTACACCTCCTCCAGTCTCTTATATTGAAAACGATCAAGAATGTTATTATGAAAGAGATTGGGATGAAGATCTTTACCAAACAGATAATACTAAAGGTTGGATAGCAAGAGGTCCAAACGATGCTATGTACGTTTGGAACGGTTCAGAATACGTATCTGAATAATTTTTGTTTGTTTTTCAGGATATATTTTAAGTAAAATATAATACTACAAAAATGTAAAAAATCTTATATAGTGGTGCATTATGCTACAAAAATTAGGCTTTCTACCAGGATTCAATAAACAAGTTACATCTACCGGCGCTGAATCACAGTGGACAGGGGGTGAGAACGTTCGTTTTAGATATGGTACACCTGAAAAGATAGGTGGTTGGTCTCAATTAGGAGACAAAAAATTAACAGGTGCTGCAAGAGGATTGCATCATATGGTTAATAAAGAAGGTATTAAATACGCAGCTATTGGCACAAACAGAATTTTATACGTATACTCTGGAGGAGTTTATTACGATATACATCCTTTAACTAATCCATCAGGCACAGCTGTTACAAATGTATTTAGTACAACTAATGGATCACCTACTGTGACAATGACATTTTCTTCTGCACACAATTTTCAAGTAGGGGATATTATATTGTTTGGTGACCCTTCTACATTTACAGCAATTACAGGTTCTAATTTTGGATCTTCTAATTTTTGTGATAGAAAATTTATGATCACTAGTGTTCCAACTACAACCACACTTACTATTACAATGGACAGTAATGAAAGTGGAGCGGGAGCAACTACATCTGGAGGCATAACTTATTTTCAATATTACCACGTTGGACCCGCTGAACAAATTGGAGTTTTTGGTTATGGTATATCTCAATGGAGTGGTACAGTTACAAACCCACAAACTACTACATTGAACGGAGCATTAAACGCTGACTCTGCTGGAACCGGTGGAACAGGAACCACGATTAATGTAGCAAGTACAACTGGATTTCCAAGCACAGGAACAAATTTTATACAAGTAGATAACGAAGAAATATCGTACACAGGAATTACATCTACAAGTTTTACGGGCATCACTAGAAATGTTAGAGGAACAACTAACGCCTCTCACAGTAATGGTGCAACAGTTACTGACTTTAGTAGTTATTCAGCCTGGGGCCAAGCAGCATCAACCACGGATAAAGTTGCAGAACCTGGTATGTGGGCGATAGACAATTTAGGTAGCACACTAATTGCTTTAATATTTAATGGAGAATGTTTTGAATGGAATGCCGATGCATCAAATGCAACAGCAACACGTGCAACTATTATATCAGGTGCACCAACAGCGTCACGTGATATGTTAGTGTCAACTCCTGACCGTCACTTAGTATTTTTTGGTACAGAAACAACAATAGGTAACAAGGCTACACAAGACGATATGTTTATAAGATTTTCGTCTCAAGAAAATATTAATGACTACACACCAACAGCTGAGAATAGTGCTGGTACACAAAGACTGGCCGCTGGATCACGGATCATGGGTGCTAAACTTGGTAGAAATGCAATATACATTTGGACGGACACATCTTTATTTACTATGAGATTTGTTGGAACTCCTTTTACATTCGCTTATGAACAAGTTGGAAATAACTGTGGACTGATAGGTAAGAATGCAGCAGCAGAAGTTGATGGTGCTGCTTACTGGATGTCTGACAATGGTTTTTTTAGGTACACTGGTAAACTAGAATCTATGGATTGTTTAGTTGAAGACTATGTTTATGATAACCTTAACACAACATCTAATCAATTTGTATATTGTGGAATAAATAACTTGTTCGGTGAAGTAACTTGGTTTTATCCAGAAGCTGGTTCTAATGTAAATACACAATCAGTTACATATAGTTATCTAGATTCAACAGCTAAAAGACCTATATGGTTTGTGAACGCAAGTTCTTTATTTATTAGAACAACATGGCAAGACTCAGCTGTATTTGGTTTGCCTCATGCTACTCAATATGATGCAGGAACAGATAGTTCTTTTGATGTAATTAGTAATACAGATGGTATTTCATATTACTATGAACATGAAACAGGTGTTAACCAAGTAAGGTTAGGTATTACAACAGCCATACCTGCTAACATTACATCTGGTGATTATGATATTACACAAAAAGTTGTAAGAGGAGCTGCAACTAACATGGCTGACCTTAGAGGTGATGGTGAAAACATTATGAGAGTAAGTCGAATTATACCTGATTTTATATCTCAACAAGGGACTTCTATTATACAATTAGATTTAAGAAACTATCCCAGTGATACAGCAGTTAGCTCATCATTAGGACCATTTAATATTACATCTTCAACAGATAAAGTAGACACACGTGCTAGAGGTAGAGCTATAGCTCTTACTATATCTAATACAGCTGTGGATACTAGTTGGAAGTTAGGGACTTTTAGGTTAGATATACAAGCTGGAGGAAGAAGATAATGGCAAACGGAATATTAGATGCACTTTCAAAACACGGTGTGTTTTCTGAAACATTAGATACATTAAATAAAGATCCTTCAACAGCACACCAAATGAAAGGTTTTGATTTTGCACAAAACTTTCCTGGTGCAGTGCCTGGTGGAGTATATACTCCAACTTCTTTTTTAGGACCTATGCTTTCTAAAGGATATCAATATGGTCAAGAAATAGGTAAATCTATATTAGATGGACCTGGAAATTATACAATAGGGCAAGCAATTGATAATGCAGGAATACAATCAGATGCAAATATTGAAGGTATGCTTGAAAAAGGTTTTGACATGGATACTTATAATCAAAATGTAAAAGATTTTAATATTGCTGATGTAAATTTTGCTAATTCTTTTGGAAACCCACTTAATAATTTGTTGAGCAGAACATATGGTGAAGGTTTAGCAAGTCTATTTGGCTCTAATGCTATGGCTGACCAATCAATCGCTGGACCACAAAATTTTTCAGAGACAAACGACCTAGCTGGATTAGATATGGATAGATTTGCAGGAGTAAGTTCTCTTGGAAGAAATGATATGGATGTTGAACAAGTAAATCAATTAGGAAGTCCAAGTAGATTTCAAAGTTTTAAAAATCAAATGAGTAATTTTATAGATAATCCAGTAACGAAAAGTCTTGGAACAGCTCTTAATTTTGCAAGAGGAAGTTTACCTGGTATGGTAATGAGTGGTTTAGGTTCTCTATTTAGTAGAAACCCCAACGCTCCAAGTTATCAATCCCGTAGTCCTAATATTAATTATCGTGGATTAAATACAACTAATCTAAATGACTTTTATGATAATAATCCATTAAGTGACACTTATGGCACTACAAGATTTGATAGAGCTACTCCTGGTTCGTTTG